TGATTGATATATCTCCAGCGGCCTGGGCTATCCCGGTACGCACTGCCCGCGCTGTGGCGACCTCTATGGTGTCACGGTGACCGGAAGGGTAGTCCACATACACTCCGCCGCTTGCAACGGCCTCCACGGCCTCTCTGACGGCCTGTGAGTAGCTTGTGGCCCCGCTCATGACTTTATTATAGGCAAAATCACATTCGTTCAGAAAAAGCTTCTGTGCGGCTTCTGCGGTGCTGCGGGTCATGTTCCGCCATTCCCCCAGAGTGGCGTTGTAGTTTCGTTCCATGAGCCGGATCAGCGCCGGGGATTGTGTCAGCGGCATGGGAGACAGCCCGGCGGCCTGGTATATCTTGTCATCGTATTCCAGGGCCTTGACTCCGGCCTCTTCCATAGCCGCCTTGATTTCCTTCTCTTGCCGCTTCGTATACTTCGCCAGCTCCTCTGTGATGTCCTGTAAAAGGTATCCGCTGTCCTGTAACACCTGGATACGCCACGCATCGGAGGAGGTAAGGAGGTAATCGTCCCCTCGCCCAATGCGTATCATCATTCGGTCTACAATCTGGCGGATTATGTATTCATGGAGCTGGGAAGCAATGTTTTCCGCTCCGTCTGCTATTTGCTGGAGATAATGAGGGTCAAGCATATTTTTTCTTTACTCCTGTTATCTTACATTCAAAATCGAACTCTCCATTTTGTGTGAAGGGGCAAAAGTCCACACGTCCGTCACTACAATCTATACCTCTTCCATCCAGATATTCAAAGATTGCTTGAAATACGTCATCCGATGTCATGACAATCATAGTTTCTTCTCTCATTTTATTCCTCCTCACTTATTATTTTTTCTTCTTCCTTTTGTTTTGCCTTTTTACACCATCAATACAATCAAAAAGCAAAACAGTACCTATAATTACCACGATTGCAAATAATATTTCCATATTACTCCTCCTGGAAAAATCCCGGTTCCTCTTTGGGCTGAGCCTCTTCCACGAGTGCCCGGGCCTCTTCCTCGGTAAATCCTTCAAATTTCATCAGATAATACCAAAACGGGATCCGGTTCTGTACTGCGTAAGCATACCACTGCTGTTTGTCAGCCTCATGGGAATATAGGATGTCCCCGAAGTCATATACCACTTCATAGGCTCCCACAGGAGCTAGGCTGTAAAGGTCTGCATATACATTCAAGGCATAGATGGCATTATTCAGACAGCTTTCCAGCTTGTCCCGGACATCCTTAATAAACTGGACTGTCCTCTGCTGCTCCGCTTCTACTCCTGTTGCGGTCTGGATCCCGGAAGATTCGTTAAATACAAAATACCCGTTGGAAAATCCGCACTTGTACCCGATCTGGGACAGAAGAGCATTGATTCCAGAAAGCCTGGTATCTGTGTTAAGCTGCGGGTTAATCTCCTGGTAAAACTCCTCCGGGCTGTTACCAAACACATTCTTGACATAATGCGGCATCTTCACATCCGTTACACGTCCATTAAGGTTCTTCCCGCTGTCAAACATCAGCCGATCATCTGCCAGGATAATCTTCTCGCTGTCGTATATCTCCCCGGCGTTCCGGCTGTATGCAATATCAAGGTCTTTCATTTCCTCAATGGCTTCCGCGTATATCGGCATCCCCAACGGGGAGGACAGGTCTATGTTGTTTGCCGAAGGCGTCCGGAATACCCCGTACATGGGAGAATCAAGCCTTTCTTTCCCGCCTTTAAGAATTAGCGGTGTCTCCTCCAGCAGGTCAGCCCACTTTGTCTGTGCCAACGGGATAGGGTCGCCGAGGGATTCGCTGCTCCTCGACACATATGCCCTATTCGATATCACATACGGGTATATCACGCTTGATTCCGTCCTTGTCTTGACAAATCTGTGATACTCCAGACGTGTATAGTACTTGTCGTTAGCCGCATAACTGTCTTTAAAGACAATGCCCGTTATATTGCCGTTATCGTCCTGCTCCGTCACTATAAAATCTAAGGGGGTAAACATGTCAAGACCACGGCCGTTTGGCTTTATGATAACCGTGCCATAAGCACAGCCATACTCTACCCAGTGGCGCAAGTTAAAATATACCTTGTCAAGCTGCTCTTGAAGCCACACCCCGCGTGCGCCGCCTTCAATCTGAATCTTAATCCCCAGCGTGACGAGCCGCGCCGTCTCGGAGCATACAGATTTTGCAAAGTTGATAGTCTTGATCCGGTTCTCCGTATCCACCCAGTAAGGTGTCCCACGGTAAATGTTTGCACACTCTGTAATCTTTGCCATCATCTGCGGGGACGTAGTATCCTTGACCCGGAAATCTTTTTCTGCTTGTTTTCTGAATATCATGCTTATCCACCTTTTTACTACTGCTATCAGTCCCATTTAATCAACCTTTTCAAAATAAAACCTTATTGGCTCTGTACTCTCTTTCACAACACCGTATTTCTTTGCCAGTCTGTAAATAAAATTCCTTTCAAGTCTGTCTCTTATTGTCTGGATTTGCTCCCGGAATTTTTCTACCGTATATGCGGATTTATAAAAATTACACATCCGACAAGCAGGATTATAATTCTCTATCGAATCTTCCCCGTTATGCCAGTATAAAGGATTGATATGGTCTACTTGCATATCCTTATATTCCAATTTACAACCACAATAAGCACAACGACCGTCATATTTTTCATATACTTGCATTCTGACTGCTTTTGGAATAGGTTTTCTTTTCTTCTTTGTATTCATGCGCTGCGCCCTCTCCTCATCGACAGCGGGCTTGTAGCGTATAGCAAAGTGTCTATCCAACAATTGTTTTGACCTGTATAATTGGAAATCACTTCCCCATTGTCGTCTGCTTCATTCTCATATTCTATGATTTCCATATAGTCTCTCGGCGTTCTGTTCGTGGCTATAAAGATTGTCTTGCATTTCAGCCATTCAAATGTATTCATGCGCTGTGTCCCCTCCGCATTGCTATAGGAGAAATTGCGTACCGTAAAGCGTCTATCCAGTGGTCGTTGCCGTCCGGGTAATCTGCTATCACTTCTCCGTTGCCGTCTACTTCATGTTCGTATTCTGTGATTTCCTTGTATGCCCGCGGCGTTCTGGCTGGGTCAATAACAATCGTCCGGCACTGCAACCACTCAAAGGTGTACTTCCGGCTTCCCGGCGTTACAATGGCGTTTCTGGCCGGGATCCCGGCATCCCGAAGGTCCACAATGCTTTCCTGTTCATCCACGCCGCACATCAGAGCATAATCATCATACCCCTTGTCCTTTATCATCTGTGCCATGTCTGCATTTCTGATCTTGCACCCGCCCAGCTCATCCAGTAGGACAATCTGCTCCTTATTGGGCACATAGGCGGCCCGGATAAAGGCTTTCGGGTCCGGGTACCATCCGAAGTCCTGCCCTTGATAGATTGACTGGTATGTCTGGATCTCCTCATCGGTTATCGTGCGGATCTCCAGCATGTCAAAGATATTGGTTCCCAGGCCCACCGGCTCGCCCAGGTACTCGTGGCGATATGCCCGCTCATTTGTGTCCTTTAAATGCTCTGCGTCGGCTATAAACTGATCGCCCAGCCAATCCGCCGGAACGCTTGTATAATCGCTCTTGTGCCGGTAGCTGTCCTCTCTCGGCTCATTGACATATACATTCGCCCAGTTGCTCCGAGAAATCGGCGGGTTGAAGGACTTGAATACTACAAACTTACTGCCGCCGCGAAGGACTGACTGCTGTACTGTTCGGATTCCCTCAATCCCGGCGAACTCATCCAACTCTTCACAATTTTGTTACGCATATACCGTTTCCGTATACACTCACCATATTACTATGGTGTTCAGACTATATCATGTAAATGGCATCTGTTACCAATTCCACTTACCCCACTTTTTCAACCTCACTTGAGGCTTACTCTACTCATTCTCAGTTATAGATTTCTCTATAACCTACCTTTCGATAGTCGTTGCACATTATTATTCGACATTCTTATAGCTTTTTCTTCTTACGCATTTATCAATTACAGAAGGACTTACATTATATTTTTTTGCTAGAGCATTCATTCCAAACTCTTTATCATGTCCTTTGTAAATTCTGCGAATTTCTCTCACTTCATCTTCGCTTAAAACATGATTTCCTTGCAGATACCCTCGAACTGGCTTTTTTAAACCATTCGCATAAGCGTGTTGCATTTGTTCCTCACGGGTAGCCCATTCTAAATTGTCTGCGTTGTTATTGAGTTTGTCTCCATCAATGTGATTAACTGTAGGTTTATTTTCTGGGTTGTCAATAAAAGCCTCAGCGACAAGTCTATTTGCTCGCTTTGTGTACTGTTTGCCATTCATGCACAAGCTGTACCATACATAACCGTCATGCGATATTCTTTGCTTTAAAATGACTTCTCGGCCATGCTTATGGCTCTTCACCCTTCCTGTACTGCTAATCTCATAATCCTCAAATCCTTTAATAGTTTTCCAAATTTCTTTCATGGTATTTTCTCCTTAAATTCGTTTATTATATTATACCATAAAAGATGAATTTATTAAATATTATGTCGAATAATCTTTGCTCAGGATTGTCCTATTTTGCAGGAGTTTCCCTGAATTTAATGGGTTTAACGTGGCCAGAAGTGTTTAACCACAAATACTTGAAATATCCCCGGCTGGTCTTAATGGACTTCGTTTTCTTCGCTTTGTCCAGCCCCCGGAAGATGATTTTCTGCCCCGTGGGCTTGTACACATACTGCATAGGGCTGACGCTGGATGCCCACAGGTCGTTGGCTCCCAGAGCGTCAATCGCCCATGCAATCTGTTCAAAGACGGATTCCCTCAGCGTATTCCCGACCTTACGGAATACTACCGCGTTGCTGAAAACGCCGTCCTTTGCGTCCTGCATCATCCCCAGTACAGTCTCCACGGATATGAAAGATGATTTACAGCTACCTCTACCGCCATAGCACGTATAATAAGTATGCTTGCCATCCATGATGTCATTATGTATATCGTAAAATGATGGAGCGATTATATCTGTCAAAAAAATCTCTGTTTTCACTTATGCCCTCGGCATGGTGTTGTAAGTGCCTTTTCGGCGTTCCATCCAAGCATCCGTAATCTTGCCTCAATGGTGCCAACATTTAATCCGGTTATCTCGCTCCATTCTGCCAATGTATGCTGTTTCCCATTGTACTCAATAACATGATTGTTTCGCTTGTTGTTAGCCTGTGTCTTCATATTAGCCCATCTACAATTACCGGGACTATAATCTCCATTTACGTCTATTCGATCTATGCTCAGGCTTTCATTGTACCCATTTTCAAGAGCCCATTTCACAAAATTTTCAACTCCATGCGCTCCATCCCATTCAGCACATAGTTTTATACCTCGCCCTCCATAATCTGCATAATCACAGCAACCCTCACTTTTACACCTACGTTTCATCCCTTTGTAAATCTTATACAATCTACTTCTTGCCAAACCATGCTTTCCATTTCTCTCTGATAATATTTCACTGCGTAAACAACCACACGACTGTGTATTTCCATTTCTGAGCTGTGCACCTTTTACATAACACACATTCCCGCAGTCACAAATACATTTCCAAAGATAATGACCGTATTTATCATACCGTCCACTTGAACGGTCACAGACTGTTAATTTTCCATATCGTTTTCCTTCCTCATCTATCAATTTTGGCATTTTATTCTCCTTTCAGTGGACAGGGTAAAAGGCGGGGGCTATGATGTCGGTAAGCTGGATTGTGTCAGTCATTTAGTTTTCTTCCGCACATAGGACAGTATTTAACTTTCTTCTTTGCTAATGGTTTCATGTATCCTTCACCGCTGCAAAGCTTCAATGTCTCTCCGTCCAAGTAGACCTCGAAAAGTATTTTTTTATTAAGTACATCGACATCTTTTGCTATCAAGCTATATGCTACGTCTTTACAAAATCTGCACATTCTTACTCCCTCCCGATCCTCAGTAAACTGGATTGTGTCAGTCAAGCTCGGCTCCCTTATCTACCATTAATTTCTGGATAACAAGCCGGTTCATGATGTGAGTAAATCCAATCACATCAATCTCATCTTCTGTAATGTTGCAGTACCATCCCCACATCGCATAAATCATAGCTGTAAAATCTTCGGTCAGCTCCTCTTCTGCAAAATCAAGCGGAGAAAGTGCTGTTGCTTCCTTGTCTTCTTCGGTTTTGTACACATCTGTCAATGCAGTTAAAAAGTGCCTTATCTTATTTTCAAACTTATCCATCTCTCTACTCCTTCCCCGGCCTCGGTATGTTATTCACAATAACAATGCCGCCGGTATCTGGTTCATCGTCTTTCGTTGCTGCGTCCCACCCCTTGAAATTGTTCCGCAAGCTAAATTGTGCGCCGCTGGTTCCGTCCTTATCGAATAGCCGTTCCTCGGCGTACTGCTCAACTCTGGCCTTCGCGCGCGTAATCGTGTCACAAAATTCTTTCTTTCCTTGGTATCTAAGCAGAGAAAGTCTGTTTGTAAATCCCAGCGCAAGGGCAAGCCCCGTCACCGTAGGTGGCCTCTTATCAACAATAACAGGATATCCCCATTTGTTGTATATCTGGTTCCCTTCGTCGTCAGTGAGTGGGCGGCCTTCGCAGTCCTTGAAATACTGTTCAATTTTTTCTTCTATTTTCTCTTTGCTTTTATATTTTGGAGGTCTTCCCACCGTCATTCTCTCACCGCCTTCTCTCACACTTCAAAAATCATCCGCAAACGCCTTTTGCTTCCGTTTGCATTGGACATTTTTTTGGCAATTTCTTCACCGGACACCAATCCGGCTTCCCCGGTCTCTCATAAGAGCAGAATCGATCCACTTCTACGTTTTCGATCCCGCAAAACCTTTTCCCCTGTATCATCTGCCTGTTATCATAGTCGCGCTCGTGGCAGAAATCACAGGTCAAACAGCTTTCCGGGAAGTCTGTGTTTACAAATCCGTCGGGCGCATCCGGTTTCTTCTCTTCCACAGCAGCTTCTTCGAGCATTTTGAGCTTTGCCAGTGCCATCCCAATATTCTGGGACATTACATAGGGCAAACCGTTCTGAATTTTTGAGAAATCTTCCAACGCCACCTCAGAAAAGTTATCATCCCAGGAAAACGGCTCCGCCTTGATTGTAAATTCTGGTTTATTCATCCCTTTTTCTCATCCTCTCCCCAGCTTACAGTTATCTCGTCTCCGCAGCGATTTTCTTCCCATTCTTCTTTTGTGCAAAAATCAACTGAATAAATAGTGTCATACCGTTCATATGCCCGTTTCATAGCCCTTTTTATACTCCATAGGCGTAACCATGTGAACGTTTTCCGGAACTCACCATCAAAACAGGCATAATACGTTTCCCTCTCTCCTGCAATACGGAAATATAACTGTGCATATCCGATTATCTTTTCCACTTCTTTATTTCCTCCCATATCTCCGCCAGGCACTTCACCACTTCCACCGCCGACGCACTCCGCAATATCTCATAGTCCCTCATCCGCCAACCGTTTCGTGTTTCCTGGAATGTAGGTGTCGACAATATCCACATAGTTATCATTCTCTCCTGTTCTGGGCTGTAAAATTGACTGGTTCCGATTTTGACAATAAGGCCAGTGGAGAGGATCGCACGTTGAAGTTTTTTAAGCGTCAAATTAAGATTCATCTTCTCATTCCTTTATCTTAATTTTACCACAATTCCGCGTGCTACCTCTCCTCACATTTTCAGCCCTTCCACTGTCCCGTCATGCGGAGCCAGTGGTAAAATTTGGCCATTGTGCCGCGCTTGTATGAGTAAAAATCGTCCTCCGTAACAGGGATGTTCCAGCCTTTTTTTATCAGTGTGCGGTATCCCTCGCCCTCTTTGGTAATAGACTCGCATACAGCCTTCTCGAGGCCAGGAGCCGCGCTTTTTGCGCAGTTGTAGAGGACGGAATACTCCCCCGGCTTCAAGTCCAGGCAGCGCTCCTTTAATCTGCCCTCGTCTCCTGGAAATACTTCCAGGTCAATGAGTGTCTTTTCCCTCGTCCGTATACTTATCCACCCCCTTCGCTTATTTTCCCCTCTTAATCCTCCGGCTTTTCTTCTTTTTCCCACACAGGGCCGTCTTTCCTCCGGAATTTACCTGTCTGCCGTAGATAAAAGTGTTGAAATTACTTCTGCTCATTATTTTCCCTCCCCCAAAAGCTCATTAAATTTCTCAAAAGCCCTCTGAGATACCTTGTTGTTTTGCTTCTCCGGCTTCAAACTTATGGATAGGTGGGTGGTAATAATATGTCCTAGTTCCCTTGCCATGTTTTTCCTCCCCTGGGCCAGCCCGTCACGGTATCCTTTTGCCGGGCGGAAGTCATTGATTTTCTCTTTTCCCTCTCCCTGTCCTCCGGCGGTCTTGTTGTATCGGCACTGATAGCCGCGCCTCGTGTATTCCAGGATCCAATATTGCTCCCACTTGTCTAATCATGATTCCGGGTAATGCCGGATCCCGATCCTCCAGCCGTAAGGATTCTCCTCGCTCCAGAATCCTCGCTTTTTGAGGCTGAGATCTATGTGCTGATATCCAGTGAGATGGCTGCACATCCGCTGCATGATATGTACTGCCTGGCCGATGTAAAAATAATTGATTCCGTTCTCATCGGTCCGGGTCAGAAAATAGATTCCACTGTTATCATCCAGGTTTGGATTGATTTTCAGTAGCCGTTCCCGATTCTTTTTCTCTATCGCCTTTACTTTGGCAATCTTCTTATACTGTCTCACTCTTTGCTTCCTTCCCCTTATACGGTTCTGGCAACGGCATCCAGGCATTGACAATCAGCCCATAGCTTTCGCACGGGTAATTTCCGTATCCTATATAAAACTGCCCGTCCTCATCGTTTCCCTCGTACCTTCCGATATCTAGATGTTCCAAATTTTCAAATGATACCAGTACATATGATCCATTTTTAGGTGTCCGATCATCTGCGAGAATCCATTTTGAGGATTCTAAGTGCCGTTTCAAATTGTTAAAATTCTCCCCCACTTCACAACCGTTTCTCCACGGCGTGTCTACCAGCTCCGGGTGTTTGATCTCCATCTGGATAGCCCATAAAAGGTTCCAGGCGGCGGCCCGGAGATGTGGCTCGTCCTTCCATCCGTCCATATACTTTGCAATATGCCTGGCTGCGGAATCCAGAAACGAGTGTGTAGGTATCCCCTTGTCCACATTATGCTCGCCATACTTCAAGGCCCCCTCCTCACAGTGTTTGGAAACCTCTATGATGGCCGCCCAGGGAAGGAGATCCATCCTCCCCTTGCCTACATGCATGTCCCGGACGGCTCCGGTGTCAAACTGTGTACGGTCTCCGCTGTCTTTAATCATCGCTTATCCTCCTCGCTGGCATTGATTAAATCCGCCCATAGTACACTTTCGCATACTCCGCTCTTAAGCTGTACATGGACAAAATACTCATAAATGCCGATAACCGTTGCTTTTCTCTGTACCCCGGTCTTAACTGCGTACAAAGAGTCCTTTGCGCTTCCCTTTTGGGTCATTATCGTGACCTTTGACCCGATCTTAATCTTCTTTTTCGCTTCTGCTATATTTCGGATTATCACTGGTTTCCCTCCCGTTTTTTTACTCCATTACAGATCTTAAAAATTCTCCAGACTCCCTTGCCGCAATCTGCTTCCGAACCCGGACCTCCGGCATCCGGAGCGGAACAGTCATTGCCTCGATCCGGTCTGCGATCCGTTCGTCGCAGTCCAAATGGCTGGGATCGCAGTTGCTGGTAAAGATTACCG